GGCTGCAAACTGCGTGTACGGGATTGGAGCTTGATGCGTTGATGGCCGGACCAGCACCAAAGCCAGCAGACGAGCGGAGGCGGAAGAACGCACCCCGGAAGGGCGAGTGGATCGACCTCCCGGCGGAGGGCACCTTCACGTCGCCGCTGCCGCCGCTACCGGCGAAGATGCCGGATGGCCAGGCATGGCCCGCTCCGACGAAACGGGCGTACAAGGCGTGGCGCGCCGACCCGTCATCGAGCCAGCTGTCCGTCGCCGACATCGACTACGTGCTGGAGACCGCCCGCATCCACGCTTACTGGTGCGACGAGCCGTACAAGTATGAGAAGCACCTCACAGCCCGGCTGGACAAGCTCGGCTACACGCCCAAAGGCAAGCGCGACCTCCGCTACAGGTTGCCGATCTTCGCGGAGGCGCAGGAAAAGGCCGAGGACAAGAAGCGACAGAGCAGGTCATCTGCAGCCAGAAGGGCGCGTCTAAGCGTGATCGAGGGCGGAGAGCAGTAGATGGAGTGGAAGTGGCTCCGCGACGTCATCATGTTCTTCGGAGGGTTGGCCGGAGTCATCTATGAGACGGTCGCTACCTCAACCGACCGGCCGGTGCTGCTCGCGCTGTTCGGAGCGATGATGGGACTACCCTTCTTTATCCGGGCCGACGAGCGAAGGAATGGAGGGCCCAAATGACGGAGCGAAGTCGCACGCCGATGCGCGACTGGATGGAGCACCACAAGTTCAGCACCATCTACATCTGCGCGGCGTTGACGGCTTTGCTGATCCTGCAGATACTTGACACAGCGGGGGTGGTCGGAGCATGATGGCTTCAGCGCACAACAAGTTCAGCCGGGTGACGACCTTCGCGTTCCCATACGTTCTGATCCTCGTCACCGCCATGTTCGCTCTGACGTTGGTCACGAGCCTCAACGCCAAGGACCAAGCCGACACGAATCACGCGGCGCTCTGCGCGTTCAAAGTGGACCTCGCGGCGCGCATCGACCAAGGGCAGCAGTTCCTCCGGAAGCATCCGGAGGGTGCCTTCGGCTTCAGCGCGGCGCAGATCAAGCTTCAGTTGGAGAATCAGCAGCGGACGTATCGGAGCTTCAGCAGCGTAGATTGCTGATGGGTGGGTCGCCGCAACTGCACTTGGCGATGTGGACGGCGGTGTTCACCGTCATCGGGTTGTACAAGCTCGCCGAAGGCGTCAACAACTGGCTAACCGGAAGGAGGCAGAGGCCGTGGGCAACTCGCTGTTTGGCTGCACTCCACATCTACCAGAGATGACTGAGCCGCAGGTCGCGACGCTCGGCGCTACCGGGTGCGGCCAAGTTCGGATCACCGCCGGTTGGACCACTACCAACTTTGACGTCATCGACCGGCGGCTACGGCTGATCTGCAAGTACGGCATGCGGCCGCTCATCTCCATCGGCAACGGGACACTCACCGACGCGGGCATGGCTGTGAACATCGCAGCGCTCGTCAATCGGTACAAGCCGACCGGCTCCTTCTGGCCAGCCAATCCGACGATCCCGACGAAGCCAGTGGACTACATCCTCGGCAACGAGCCGACTTGGAGCGGGCACGAGTTCCCGGGGACCGCGACGGACTTTGGCATAGCTGTCAACGCGGCGGCGAAGGTCATCAAGTCCATCCAGCCGGACGCGCGCATCTACATCGGAGGTTCGCAGGCTAGCTCGTCGGCGATTGCGTACCACGCGACAGCGATCAACGCGATCAAGGCTAGGCTCGGCATGGGCAAGTTCTTCGGCGTCGGATACCACGCATATCGCTCCACATCAGCTGATGCCACCGCCGCCGGAGTCTTGGAGATGCGTCAGATGCTCATCAACAAGGGGTTGTCCGACCGCTACATCATCATTGATGAGTGCGGCTATCGGGCGAGCGATGTCGGCGGCGAAGCCACCAAGGCTGGGATGTTGGCGGACTTCTTTCAACAGATGCTCTACCGGAAGAACACCTGGCTGATCTCGCGCGTGATGTGGTACGGGTATCACGACACGTCCGGCGCGACTCCGGGGACGCTCGACTATGACGGCGGGCTATGGCAGCCCGACCTCGTGACTCCGCGACCGGCGTGGACCAACTTCCAGTTGTACGCGGACTACACGCCAAAGCTGTACACGTCCGGGCGACTCGTTGGTGTATGAGCCTTCCGCCCATCACCTTCCCGACACTCGGCTGGCAAGTCATCGACTGGATTGAGGAGTTCCTGCCGCACGGACCCGGCGACGTACAGGGTGACAAGACGGAGGTTGACGACGAGTTTGCGACGTTCCTCTGTTGGGTCTACCGCATCTGGCCGCGCGATCACGAGCTAGCCGGGCGGAGGCCGATCCACCGGGCTGTGCTGTCGCGGCCGAAGGGCCGGGCCAAGTCTGAGTTCGCGGCGCAGTTTGTCTGCGCTGAGGCTCTGGGGCCAGTCCGCTTCGATGGCTTTGACGCCAACGGCGATCCGGTCGGCGTTCCGGTCACATACCCGTTCATCCGCTGTTTGGCCACCGAGGAGGATCAGAGCGGCAACACGTATGACAACGTCTACTACATGCTGACCGAAGGCGCGGTGGTGAATGAGTACAAGATCGATGCTGGTCTGACTCGGACCTTCATCAAGGAGTCGGGCGGAGGCGAGATCAGACCCAGCACAGCCTCCAGCGCGGCGAAGGACGGCGGGAAGGAGTCGTTCGCGGTCGCCGACGAGACCCACCTGTACATCAAGCGTGAGCATCGGCAGATGTACCGGACGGTGGCGCGCAACACCGGCAAGCGGAAGGCGGCGGAACCGTGGATGCTCGACACGACGACAGCCTGGGAGCCGGGCGAGAACTCCATCGCCGAGCAAGCGGCCGACCGCTACAGCCATCTGCCAACCGACGAGGCGGTGCAGAAGTTTGGCGTGCTGTATGATCATCGCCAGGGCGACGAGCCGAAGATGTTCGGCTCCAACGCGAGCTTGAAGAAGGCGATGAAGACCGGCTATGGTCCGGCGGCGTCGTGGATTGACTTTGACCGGATCGTGAATGTGATCCGAGACTCGGAGGACCCGCTGTCGGAGGCGTACAGGTATTTCCTGAACCGTCCGCGCGCTCCGGCGAGCCACTGGCTGTCGCCGGATGAGATCAACGAGATCGTTGTCCACGAGGCAATTGTTCCGCGTGGCTCTAAGGTCGCGGCGGGCTTTGATGGGTCGCTATCTGAGGACCACTCGGCGCTCTGGCTATGCACAAAGGAGGGACTCCTAGTGCCGGTCGGCATCTGGGCTCCACAGGAGGGCCACGAGAGCGGCTGGGAGGTGCCGGTCGAGGACGTGTCGCGCGCCGTCGAGTGGATGTTTGACGAGTATGAGGTGGTCCGGTTCAACTGCGACCCGGCGTGGTGGCAGAAGGAAGTTGGCGACTGGGCGGCTGATCATGGGTCGCCGCCGGTAGTCGAGTGGTGGACCAACAAGGAGTCGCGGATGGCCATTGCCACCGGCGCGCTCCGGACGGCCATCCGCAAGCATGACGTCGAGATCGACCCGATGCCGTTGATGACCGACCCGCAGACGCGCTCGGGCCGACCGCTCGCGCTGTGGCACTTTGAGAACGCTCGTGTCCAGAAGGTCCGGGTGCGGTTGGAGGACAAGTCTGAGGAGGCATACATCGTTCGCAAGGAGCGGCGCGGCTCGCCGCTCAAGATCGACTCTGTACCGGCGGCGGTGCTCGCGTATCGAGCGCGGGCCGACGCGCTGGAGGAGTTTGAGACGCCCGTCTATCGCCGCGCTGCGTGGCAGTAACCTAGGAGGTCGCATGCCGGATGTCCCCAAGTCAGTACTGAACAAGGCACGGTCGCTTGGCGCCGTTCTCGAGAAGCGGCGCGCCAAGCACCAACAGCTAGCGCGCTATCGAGAGGGTGGCTCGCCGATCCCCGCTGCCGTGACCCGCGCGAGGGTCACCAAGGCGTACCGGACGCTGATGCCGATGGCGGAGGCGCCATGGGCTGACCTCGTCGTTGGCTCCACGATGGACCGGCTCGAGATTGACGGCGTCATGGACCCGGACAATCAGAAGGTGGCAGATCGCGTCTGGGAGCTATGGCAGGACAACGCCATGGACAACGAGTCCAAGCTGGCCCACGACTCCATCCTGACGGATGGCCGCGCGTCGGCGCTCGTCTGGCGTGACCCCGGCGAGGAGTCGCCGCAGGTGTACCTGGACAGCATGGCTACCATGGCTGTGCAGTACGCACCCGGCTCGCGGCGCAAGCGGATCGCGGCGATGCGCCACTGGATTGGCGAGGACAACCGACCTCGCGCCAACATCTACTCTCCGCAGTACATCTGGAAGCTCATCGGGCCGGAGTACAGCGGCGGCATCAGCGGCGTTCAATGGGAGGCTCGCACCGAGTTGCTGCCTGACGCGAGCGGCGTCGAGGAGTGGCCGCTGCTCAACACGCTGAAGGACGACAACGGGCCGGTGCTGCCGGTAGTCGAGCTTGGGATCAATCGGCGGCTCAAGCCGGGCACATTCCCATACGCTCGCGGCGAGTATGCTCACTGCACCGGACTCATCGATCGGATCAACTTGCTGACGTTCCTGGGACTCGTCGTTGCGTTCTACATGGGCTTCCCGCTTCGTGGCACCATCGGTGAGCGCATCCTGGTGGACGATGATGGCAAGGCCATCCCGCCATTCGATGCGCAAGCCTCCGGCATCTTCCAGCTGGAGAACCCAGAGGCGAAGGTCACCCAGTTTGACGCAGCCGACCGGGGCAACCTGTCGATCTTCCCGGAGCTTGCCCAGCTGGCGATGATCACCAAGACTCCGCGCCACTACTTCCCGATGGAGGGCGGGATGGCGAACCTCGCGGCCGATGCCATCCGCGCATCCGAAGGGTCGCTCCACGCGAAGGTGTCCAACTACAAGCCGCAACTCGGCGAGGGCTGGGTGGATGTCAACCGGCTGATGGCGCTCTGGGACGGCGGCGAGTCGTTGGGCCCACGCGCTCGCGTCGAATGGAAGGATCACGAGAGCCGGTCGCTCGCGGAGCGCGCAGACGCGGCGAGCAAGCTCAAGGACGTTCTCCCCAACGTCGCCATCGCCACGGAGGTCATGGGCTTCACCCGCGACCAGTGGCACGAGTGGCAGGCGGAGAACGCGGCGTCAAGCGTCGCGTCGGCGGTGGATCAGAATCACCCCATCGTGCAGTTGGCGCAGGCGATCCGCGAGCAGCCGGTGAACGGCAACGGCTCGACGGGTGCCCCGGTTGCCCAGCCAGCTGGCTAACACTCACGCGGCCGTACAAGCGACGCTCCGCGACGAGGTTGCGAGGTCCGTCCTCGCGATCTGGAACGCTCTGCCTGACCACTCAAATAACGGGCTGAACCTGTTCATGCGCACAGCCCTGCCGCTCATCGAGGCGGGCCAGCGCACGACCATCCGGACGGTTGACGGCTACTTCGCGCAGGAGATGGGGCGACCGGCGTATGGCTTGGATGAGGACGCGCTCATCGGTGGCGTCCGTGGCAGCGTCAAGCCGGAGGAGGTCTACAGGCGCGGCTTTGTGACACTCTGGACGGCGTTCAAGCGCGGCACCGGAACCTATGAGACGGTCAACCCGCGAGTTCTCATCGACATCGAGGCGCGGGTGAAGATGGACATGCTGCTGGCGGCGACGCACTCAGCCAGGGCTGTGGCGACTCGCGACCCGGAGATCGGCGCACTCTGGCGTGTAACTACCGGCACCTGCGACCTTTGCGAGGACGCGCTGGCGATGGCGACTCCGGCGACCGGATTGATGCCGGTCCATCCGGGTTGCGAGTGCGCATTTGAGCCGATGGGGCATCAGTTGGCGAAGCAGATATTGCCGCGAGGCATCAGCGAGGCGAAGGGACGTCAGCTAGCGGCTATCGCGCGGAACATGCAGCGTGATACGCTGACCGTCTCGAGGGTCGCGGAGCACGGCGAGTACGGCGACATTCTCGCCGACGCCGAGTTGATCGGCAAAGACGCGACGAGGCTCATCGATGACGTGAGCGCGAGCAAGCAGGGAGCGGGCGCTGTCAAGAGCGCCATCATCGACATCAACGAGACGCATCGCTGGCCGAGTGCCATGGAGTCGGTCAAGGTAGACGTTGAGACCGGAGCGAAGTCATACAGCCCTGGCGCCGGTGCCTACTTCGTGCCGCAGTGGAGGCTCGCGCAGCTGACGAAGCTCGGGTTGCGCTACGGCGGAGCGGACGGCGCGCAGTCGATGGTCATTCACGAGTTGGGCCACGCCTTTGACAACGGCTTGATGAGGATGCTTGTGAAGGAGATGTCGGACTTGCGCTACAAGACTGGTGCACTGTCACGGGCCGAAGACTTGATATTCCGCGAGAAGGGGACATACCTCAGCGAGCTAGCGCGCTCGACCGGATGGGAAGACGTCCGGATGAGCGCTGAGATGAGGACCATCCGCGAGGAGTTGGGGAACGTCATGAAGGCGATCAACGACAGCGCGGCGCGGCGGACGGTCGCTGGCATCAAGAACAACAACAAGTATTACAACAGCGGCCGCGAGCTATTCGCTCGGGCATACAATCAGTATGTCGTCTACAAGCGTGAGGACGAGGGCATGATTGACTTCCTGGAGAGCGACGCCTTCTCCGGCATCCAGTGGCACCGCGCCGACTTCCAGCCGATTCTGGAGGCGTTTGATCAGATGTTCCGGAGGCTCGGCTTGCTCAAGGAGTCGCGCGAGGCGACGTTGAAGGGCGGTGCTGTCAACGAGTCGATGGAGGCGATGACGAAGACCATCGCGCAGTTCAGACGGCAGAAGGTGAAGTGGAATGACATCCGCCGCGCGCTCGGCGTGAACTGGACGGACACCAAGATGCGCAACATGCTGAAGAAGTACGGCTATGACATCAAGGGCAACCCACAGATAGGAGTGGCATGACCGACGAGCAGATCAAGAAGGCGATGGCGGAGGCGGGCGAGAACGATGACCGGATTGACAAGGTCATCCGTCAGGTCGCGGAGGACTCGGGGATGAGCTACCACGCGGCGGCGATGGGCGTTGCCGCATTGGTGGCGCCTGAGAACGTCGATGTCTGAAACAAGGCAACTTTCGCGAGCCGATAGCCTTCCTGGTATGACAACCCACAAGTCGAGCCGCAAGGCACGAAGGAGGCTGACCCGCATGGGTGAACTGATTGACCGACTCCGCTGGGCCGCTGCGCTGTGGCTGTCCCCGCTGAAGCCAATCGCCGGTGGCGGTGATGGCGAAGGCGGCGAAGCTGGCGCCGAAGGCGACAGCGGAGGAGAGGGCGAAGGCGACGGCAAGCCCGCAGACTCGGACGCAGGTTCGGGTGACAAGGGCGAGGGCGACGGCGAGGACGACAAGCCGTTTGACCGCGAGGCCGATGCGCCAGCTGAGCCCGACTGGAAGCGCGAAGCGCGCAAGCACGAGAACCGCGCCAAGAAACTTGCTCGTGAGAACGAGCGATTCAAGCGTGAACAGGAGGAGCATCGGAAGCAGCAACAGTCCGATCACGAGCGCGCCATCGAGGAAGCTCGGGCGGAGGGCGAGCGCAAGGCCAGAGAAACGGCTGAGCGCGAGCGTCGCGCCGACCGGCTCGAGAATGCCGTGATCCGAACAGCCGCCAAGGGTGTGACGATCAAGGATGGCGACGAAGAGCAGACAATCCGGTTCCAAGATCCGGAGGATGCAATGCTCCACCTGGAGCGTGCCATCAGCCGAGACGAGGTCGATGGCGATGACATCTTCAACGATCAGGGGCGCGTCAACAACGACGCTGTAGCAGAGGCGCTAGCCGATCTGTTGAAGGCCAAGCCGTATCTCCGCGCTGGCGACGAGGGCGAGAAGCCCAAGCCGCCGCAGCCGCAGGGCAGCGCGAACGGCGGCGAAGGCAGCGGCGACTCGGAGGATGGAAAGGCGTTGGAGGACATGTCCCCTGACGATCACTTCCGCCGCATCCGCCGCAACCCGGACGATCCCAAGATCCGCGACATCAGCGCGACCGGGGGACGGACGAAGTAACTGGCAGCACCGCACGGTGGCCACTGTTCTGTAAACAAGCCGACGAAAGGCAACAACAATGGCCAACACGTTCATCAAGCCCAGCGTGATCGCGAGCACGGGACTCGCCACGCTGTACAACACGATGGTCATGAGTGGTCTGGTCTGGCGCGACTTTGACGTGGAGTTTCGCGGCAAGGTCGGCGACACGGTCACCGTGCGCAAGCCAGCGGTGTTCGATGCGGAGGTCTTTGACCGTCAGCAGGGCATCACCCTGCAGGACGTTGTCGAGGATTCCATCGACATCAAGCTAGACACCATCGCCAACGTGTCCTTCCCGGTCACGGACGAGCAGATGACTCTGGAGATCGAGGACTTCCAGGTCCAGCTGCTCAACCCCGCCATGGAAGCCATCGCTCAGAAGATCGACGGCGACGTGGCGGAGGAACTCGTGGACGCGGCGAATGCCGCCGGTCAGGTCGCGAGTGCAGACGAGGAGAACGCCAACGACGCCTTCCGGGCGGCGCGAGCGATTCTCAGCCGCAACAAGCTCCCGACGCTTGACCGCTACGCGGTCCTGTCGCCGGAGGGCATCAGCGCGGTCCTCGGCGATGACCTGCTCATCTCGGCGAACCGTGCCGGGACGACTGACGCTCTCCGCGAGGCGAATGTCGGCCGTCTGCTCGGATTCGACACATACGAGACGCAGGTCCTCGGCGACGGTGCCGGTTCAAAGGGCCAGGCTGACGGCGTTGCGTTCCATCGGAGCGCGATCACGCTAGCCATCCGGCCGCTCGACGCACCCAAGGGTCTCGCGTCGAGTCAGGTGGCGGTGCAGAACTACCGGGGACTGAGTCTCCGAGTGGTCTACGCCTACAACAACACCTACAAGCAGGACGAGGTCAGCATCGACGTCCTGTACGGCATCGAGACGACCCGCGAGGAAGCGGCCGTCGAGATCGATCTGGGCCAGGGCTCCTAAGCTCACCCCGATCCCGCCCCATGGGTCCGCTCCGGTACAACGCCATCGTCGCCGGAGCGGACCCTGATCTTTGGAGGTTGATGTGGCGCTAGCAGAAACTGGAGACGTCAGTGTCCGACTCGGCCGAGAGTTGACGGCGGAGGAGGAAACGCAGTACACAGCCCTGCTGGACGAGGTCAGCAGCATGATCGCCGAGTCGGTGGGCCGTGATGATGCTTGGGCCGACGAGCTTGACCCTGTCCCCGCCGCGATCCGCTCTGTGGCTGTGACAGCAGTTGTGCGCGCAGCGCAGAATCCGGACGGCTTGCTCAGCGATCAAGAGCAGCTGGGCGACTACAGCCGCACGAAGCGGTTCCCTGACCCCGGCGAGGACGCCGGGACCAACCTGCTACTGTCCGACACCGAGCAACGGCTGATCAGGCGCATCGTCGCGCATGGCGCGGCATGGCAGCCGGTGCGGACCATACTGGATGACATTCCAGAGGTCACTTTGCCGGATCAGTACCTGTACATCAATCCGGATGGCACCGAGTCCGACTGTTGACATCATCATCCCGACCCTCAAGCGGCCGGGCAATGTTCTAGTCGTCACCGATGACATCCGGCGTTACACGCCGCGCCGGAGCTACCGCATCACCTTCGTCACCGACGAGGACGACGCGAAGACCAACGAGGTCATCCAGACGCTTGTCGCCGGGCTAGATGTCAACCGCATCGTCCGGAGCGGCACCTTCCCAAAGAAGATCAACACTGCTGTCGCCGTCACGGAGGGCGACTGGGTGCTGTGCTGCGGCGACGATGTCAAGTTCAAGCCGGGCTGGTATGAGGCGACAGTCGAGGCGACGAAGCTCGACAAGGCTGTCATCGGTACCAACGACAAGACTCCTCGGACGCGGAACCGCGATCACGCGACGGCGCAGCTGGTCCGGCGCGACTACATCGAGCACCCCGGCGCTGCATGGCGCGAGCCGGGGCATGTGTTCCACGAGGGCTACCATCACCAGTACGCCGACAACGAGCTTTGCAACCTCGCATGGAAGCGTGGAGAGTGGCACTTCGCGGACGACATCGTCATTGAACATCCGCACCCGGTTTGGGGCACTCGCGAATGGGACGAGGTTTACAGACTCGGACAGAGCAACGGGCTGCGAGACAAGCGGCTGTTCCGACAACGGCACAGGCTATGGGCGAAAAGCTTGACGCAACGGTAGTCATCGGCACGTATGGGAAGGAACTCTGGCGACGCCTGGCCACCAAGAGGGCGCTACCTTCCGCGCGTGCTCAAGGCGTCCCTGTCATCCACGAGCATCGCACGACGTTGGCGGAGGCGAGGAACGCCGGTTTGGCGCAAGTCGAGACACCGTGGGTGATCCACTTGGACGCTGATGACCAGTTGACGCCGGGCTACGTCGAGGCGATGGCTGAGGGCACAGCCGACATGCGGGTGCCCCGGATCATGCAGGTGCGCGGAACCGGCGCGATCTCGAGAGGGCGGCCGTTCATGCCGCGCGTCTGGGGCCACAAGCACGAGTGCTCCGCCGATTGCCTCCGCTTCGGCAACTGGGCCGTCATCGGCACCGCGATCCGGACGGGCTTGGCTCAAAGCGTCGGCGGTTGGGAGGAATGGGATTGGTCTGAGGACTGGGCGCTCTGGGCGCGAGCCTGGCAAGCGGGCGGGACCATCGAGCCGATCCACAAAGCCGTCTACAAGGCGTGGCTCCGGCCGAACTCACGCAACCGGAAGTCGCACGACACCATCATGCGCGTCCATCGCGAGATCGAGGCGGCGGTGTTCGGATGATCATCTTGTCACCGCACCTGGATGACGCGGTCTGGTCCGCAGCAGGGCTGTGCGAAGGCGCGACCGTGATCACGATCTGCGCCGGTGTGCCTCCGGGCGACCTCGCGCCGTCGATGTTTGACATCGACTCCGGCTTTGACTTCGCAGCCGATGCCATGGAAGCTCGCCGCCACGAGGACATTTGCGCTGCGGAGGCATTAGGATTCACTGCTGTGCATATGGATGTGAAGGACCTCGCATACGGTCGCGAGGACTCAGAGATCATCGAGGCAGTTGAGTGGGCGCTACAAGGTGTCGATGACGACGAGCCGGTTGCTGGCCCGCTGGGCATCAGCCATCCGGATCACATCGCAGTCAGCGACGCCTTCCGACGAGTAGCCCATCAATGTAACCTTGAGGCATGGCTGTACGCCGATGCGCCGTATGCGCGGATGTACCCGAAGGAACTTCATCGACGGCTTGAGGGCGTGGAACCGCGACCAGTTGGACGGCGGATGCCGGAGTCGCAAAAGCGCGAGGCCGTCGAGTGCTATCAGTCGCAGGTGCGGCCAACTACTCACATGAAGGAGATCTTGATGACTGAGGTCTACTACCGGATGGATCAGAATGCCCGCTAAGAGAGACCCCAAAGTCACGGCTGCCATCGAGGCGCTTGAGAAGGGCGAACACGGCAGTTGGGCGGAGGCGGCACGGGCGCACAAGGTGAAGCGCAACACGCTGCTGATGCGTTGGGAAGCGGATCATCCCGGAGGCGAATTGCCGAAGGGCTTTGCTGAGACTGCTGCTGCTGAGCCGACGAAAGAAGCGCGGCAACTAGTCAAGCGTCTCAACGAGGCGAAGAACCGCGCCAATGCATCGGCGGCGGAGGCGCGCGAAGCTCGGCGCCAGCTGTCGGAGTCGCAACAGGAGGTCAGCCGACTGGAGAAGCAGATCGAGTTGTCTGGCAAGATCAAGAATGTGCCTCCGCCGCGCTGGGCTGTGAGAAAGCCGAAGGGCGAGCAGCGCAAGGCGATAGTCGTTGGGCTGTACTCGGATTGGCACGTCGGCGAGGTTGTCCAGCCTGAGGAGATGGCGGACTACAACGCCTACAACCCGAAGATCGCGGAGCAGCGCATCGGCCGGTTCTTTGAGCGGTCGATCCTCGTGGCCCGCAACTACCTTCGCGGAGTCGAGTATGAAGGCATTGTGCTCGTCAATCTAGGCGACACCATCAGCGGCGACATCCACGAGGAGCTACGGGAGACCAACGAGTGGTCCAACTATGAGGCGGTTCCTCCGGCGGCGGCGTGGACGGCGGCTGGCGTCAAGCTACTGGCTCAGAACTTCGGCAAGGTCCACTACGTGGGCGTGCCGGGCAATCATCCGCGCGACTCCAAGAAGCCGCGCTACAAGGGCCGGTCGCGTCACAACGCCGACACGATGGTGTCGCGACTCGTCGCTCAGGAACTCAAGGGCGACAAGCGTGTCACCTTCTCCATCAGCGACGGCATCAGCGCCGACTTCCAGGTGTACGATGTCAAGTTCAGGGCGGAGCACGGCGACGAGGCGCGAGGCGGCAGCGGCATTCAGGGAGCCATGCTCCCGGTCGCGCTCCGCGCTCACCGCATCCGGAAGCAAGCGGAGGCGGAGGGCCATCCGTTTGATGTGCTGCTCATGGGTCATTGGCATCAGCTGATGTCGCTACCGGCGAAGGGCGTCATTGTCAATGGCGCAGGCAAGGGCTATGACGAGTACGCGAGGGCGAAGGGCTTTGAGCCGGAGCCACCGCAGCAGTTGCTCTTCGTCGTCACGCCGGAGCACGGCATCACCGCGCAGTTGCCGCTGTTCATCCGTCACCGCGATCAGGAGGGCTGGTAGATGGAGGCCGTCTGTCCGTGGTGCGGGGCCAACGCGGTCGTGTGGGTCGGCTCGCACCTTCAATGCGACGAGTGCAAGCAGGTCATCGACGGATGCTGCGAAGGGTTGCCGCCGAGTGAGTGACACGGCGTACACCGACCCAACGCTGTACGAGCGGACAATGCTGCCGGAGGACTACTGGCGCGACACGCTCGACTTGATGATCAACAAGTACCACCTGCGGACGGCGTTTGACTTCGGCTGCGGGCTGGGCGTAGACGTTTGGGGGATGCTCCAAGCCGGGCTGGATGTGTACGGCGTCGATGGCAAGGAGGAGCTACGCGATCACGTGCTGTTCGAGAGCGAGCGGTACATGGTCCGCGATCTCACCGACATTGTGACGCTGAAGGCCGATCTGGTCTGGTGTCGCGAGGTCGCGGAGCACATCGAGTCGTGTTGGGCCGGTCGGCTCGTCAGGAACATCACCCGGTCGGCGGAGCGGGCCATCTACTTCACGGCCGCTCCTCCTGGGCAAGTCGGACACCAGCACATCAACCTCCGGCCGCGAGGCTATTGGCAAGGGCTGTTCCGTGCCGCCGGTTGGAAGGTGGACCGCAAACTCACCGACTTCAACCGGCGCAACAACCCCAACGAGGACGACCGGAAGAACGGGATGGTGCTGTGTCCTGTGAAGTAGTCGGCGTGTGCCTCGTCAAGGACGAGGCTGATGTCATCGAGCGGACGATCACCCATATGCTCGGACAGGTGGACCGCGTGGTGGCTGTGGATAACGGCTCGACGGATGGCACGCGTGAGATACTCGCGTCGTTGCCCATTGAGGTACGCGACGATCCTGACCCGCGTCACTACCAGGCCCGGAAGGTCACAGCCCTGGCGATAGATACCGGCGGCAAGTATGTCGTGCCGTTTGACGCCGATGAGATCTGGTACAGCACGAGTCGTGAACCGATTGCGACGGTCATCAGGCGCAACGCGCGGAAGACTTGGGTGTTCACGGCGGAGCTTCTCGAGCATGTACCAACAGAGGGCATGCACGGCGACCATCCGTTTGACCGGATGCGCTATCGCCGACGCACCGTCAACCCGCTCCTCAAGGTCGCGTGCCGAGTGATGCCGTTCATGCAGTTCAGCGAGGGCTACCACAGCGTCACCTATCACGGCCAGTACGCGGCGACGCGACCATTCAAGCTTGAGGTCCGTCACTTCCCATACCGCTCGCCGAATCAGTTCATCAGCAAGGTCCGGAACGGCTACAACGGGCGCAAGGCGGCGGCCGACCTTCCGGAGGAAGTCAGCCCGCATCTCCGGGGCTTTGGTCGGATGCTTGAGAGCGGAGGCGAGGAGGCGCTGGCTGAATACTTCTGGTCCAACATCTGGCGCGAGCCGGATGACCCCGAACTGATCGCGGACCCATGCCCGGCGTAGTCATCCCGTTCGCGGCGGCCGATGATGAGCATGCCCGCATCGAAGCGTTGGCTTGGGTCAAGAAGCAGTACCGGATCAAGCTGCCAGACTACCACGTGGTGATCGAGCGCGGCGATCCGTTCCGGCCGTTCTGTAAAGGGGAACTAGTCAACCGTGGAGTCGAGAAGATGCGCGCGTCGGATGACCCCGTCATCGTCGCGGACGCCGATGTCTGGACGGATGGGCTACCGGCCGCCGTGAGGGCTGTGACGTGCGGAGTGGCGTCATGGGCGATCCCGCACCTGGAGGTATTCAGGTTGACGAAGAAGGCGACTTGGGCGTTGTACAACAACAAGCCGATGCCAGTGCCGCCGTCCAGTCGGCCGTATGACGGCGTCAAGGGCGGAGGCTTTGTCATCGCGCAACGTGAGACGCTGATGGCGGTGCCGCTCGATGAACGGTTCACCGGCTGGGGCCAGGAGGACCAGTCATGGGGACTGGCGCTCGCGACGATGGAAGGCGAGCCGTGGCGCGGCACAGCTGACCTTTACCACATGTGGCATCCGTCGCCGGAGCGACACGACCGGCGCATGGGAAGCCACGAGAGTTGGGCCCTGTACAAGCGGTACTCTAAGGCGAATGGCTACCCTGACCGCATGGAGGAACTTCTAGCCGCATGTCGTTGACCGCGCTCTTCAATAAGACCGCAATGATCAAGCAGATGATCCAGTCGGATGAAGTGGACGAGCTTGGCAACGAGGTCCGGACACCTCACGAGTTTCAGTCGCCATGCGAGGCGCAGCAGGTCCAATCCGACGAGCCGGAGCAGGCGGGCGAGGCGGCGCTGGACACCTGGAAGATCTACCTGCCGACCGGCACCGACATTCGGACGGGCGATGAGATGGTCATCGAGGGCATCGGCAAGTTTGAGCTAGTCGGCAACGGCTGGGACGCCAGGCAAGGCTCGCCGGACGTATGGCACGTCGAGTGCGTGGCGCTCCGCGTTGAGCTATGGGAGGGCAACGGATCATGAGCCAGTACGCAACGGTGGATGAATTGAAGGCGTCAGACGAATGGCAACAGGCCGGGATCGTCAAGCGCCAGAACCTTCTGGTGGAGCACTTCGGCGACGAGTACCGGGCCAACTCGTCGGCGCATCTGATGGAGGTCGCATACGCGGAGGAGGACATCAATGCCGAGTGACGTCACCTTGATGCCGTACATGCAGAAAGTCTTGAGCGACTTCCTACGCGGCGAGCTTGGCGGCATCCGCGTCGTCAGCGATCCGCCCGACGAGGACCGGCGTGACACGCCGTGGGTCCAGGTCATCCAGCTACCGGCGGAGCACAACGAGAACGATCCGGTGGACCGGCTCGTGTCGTTCTACATGCAGCTGAGTTGCTACGCCGGGGAGAAGGGTGGCAAGCCGGAGGCGGAGAGACTCGCGCGGCGCTGTGCAGCCCTAGTCACCCAAGCGTTCTCCGGCGTCTACGCGGCTCCTACGCCGGAGGATGACCCGGTAGCTGTCTCGTGCGCGCGCATCGCCTCCGGGCCGTCCTCCGCGCCGGACGACACAGCATTTGAGCCAGCCAGGGATCGCTTCGTTCTGGACACGATAGTCTACGCACACACGGTCAGACGCTAATGGCATTCACGATGAACCTCCTCAAGACTTCAGCCCTCGCAAAAGGGCTGTCAGAAACTGAGGCCGCGCAGCAATTCTTCGGAGGCGTCGCGCAAGTTGTCGCCGACAACGCGAAGGAGCTTGCTCCCGGGAACGAGGGCAGCTACATCGAGGCGGAGGACAACGAGGTCATCTTTGACAACCCACGCCACGCCTGGCACATCGTCGAGTTCGGCAGCGTCAACAACGAGGCTTACAGCCCGCTGCGGCGGGCAGTGACCGCGTCTGGGCTAAGGCTCGACGTGGCACCAAAACCGTAACACACATCTGAGTGCCCTGCGGGGCCAACGATAAGTGAACAGATCCCCTGCGGGGGAGAAAGGACTGGGATATGGCGTTCCAATCCGAGGAGCTTGTCGTTGCCATCTCGGGCAATGTTCGGCTCGCCAACCTAGCCGATGCGCCGTCATTGCCGGCAGACGCGGATGGCCCAACAGCCTCCACGCCGGACTACACGGACCTCGGCTACACCACGGAGGACGGCGTGACATTCACGGCGACGCCCACCGTGGAGGACATCAACGCGTGGCAGAAGGCGACTCCTGTCCGGAGACTCGTCACCGCCCGCGCCATCATGGCCGCGTTCTCACTGGAGCAGTGGAATCAAGACAACTTTGCGCTCGCCTTCGGCGGCGGAGAGTGGTCTGAGCCTGCGGCTGGCGTGTTCAGGTATGACCCGCCTGCCGATCAGGACGCACTGCCCGACTACAGCCTCATCGTTGACTTCGCTGACGGCGACCGGAACTGCCGTGTCGTCATCTATCGGGGCAACGTCACGGAGGCCGTCGAGACGCAGCTTGTCCGTACAGGCATCGCCGTGCTACCCGTGACGTTCAACGGGCTGTCACCCGACGACAAGGACCGCAGCTGGTACTTCGTCGGCGACGATGACCTGGCCTTCGGCAACTTCAGCTGATGGCAACGGCCAAAGCAAAGGCTGGGAAGGCTGCCGCGTCAGAAGATGGCGCGGCGGCCACAGCCGCCATAGCGGAGTCGGACGAGGACCGGGTGGTCATCGAGTTCAGGGGGATGGAGTTGGACCTCCCTCCCAAGCTCAAGGAGTCGGTTGTCTGGAGGTTCGGCATCCTTCGGGAGGGCGACTTCCAGGGCAACGCTCGCCTCATCGAGTCGGTCATCGGCGCGGAGCAATTCGCTCGCGTGCTGGACAAGCTCGATGAGGATGACGTCTACCTGGACGTGGAATCGGGGACGTCCCCGCTCATCGACCTGATGAATGACGCGCTTGCGGCATACGGGTTGTCTGAGGGGGAATCCGAAGCCTCAACGGGTTCATAGCGGAACGCTGGAACTTGCTTGAGGCATCCTTCCAGATGGTCTACGGCATCGACCTAACTGCGGAGTGGGGGACGCTCGGCGTCCGCCGACTTTGGGCGCTCGTGAATGGGCTTCCCCAGGACGCTCCGCTTTGGCGCGATGAGCGCATCGAGGCCGAGTCATGGACGCGCCAAGACGAGCTACTGGCCCAGCAGAATGAGATCCTGGGCGGGTGGCTCAGCGCGATCTTCGCGCAGTTGCGCGGCGAGAAGCGCATCAAGGTGCCGGGCGAGATCAGCTATGAGCGTCCGGATCACATCCAGAAGGCGCAGGCGGAGGCGGCAGCGCAGGCGAAGCAGTCCAAGCGCGTGACGTCGCTCGAGAACATGCGTGAGATCGCGCAGTTCTTCGGCCGCACTGGGAAGGCGATGTAGACGTGGCCACCAAAGTCGGAACAGGCTATGTAGACATCATCGGCAACTTCGCTCCGCTGATGAAGCAGGCGAAGTCGTCAACGCTGAAGTCGAGACTGGCGACGGTGGGCAAGGTTGGTGCGCTCGCCGTCGCCGGTATCGGCGTGGCGGCTGTGAATGCCAGCATGGACTTCAACAAGTCGATGCGGCTGATCTCGACTTCGGCCGGAGCGTCGGCTGGTGAGATCAAGGATCTACGCGATCAGGTGCTGGAGCTATCCACGCACCGGACCTTCGCTCCGAAGGAACTGGCTGACGCGCTGTTCCATATCGAGTCGGTTGGCTATCGCGGCGCGAAGGCGATGAAGGTCTTGTCCGCGTCATCGAAGCTTGCGGAGGTCGGCCAGGCTGACTTGGAGGACACGACCAACGCGGTAGTTGGCGCGATGCAGTCCGGCATCAAGGGCACCGAGAAGATGGGCGAGACCATCGGCATGCTCAACGCCATCGTCGGTCAAGGTAACATGCGGATGGACGAGATGACCGGCGCGCTATCCACCGGCGTGCTCCCGGCGGCGAAGGCGTTTGGCCTGTCGCTGCAGGATGTCGGCTCGGCGCTCGACGTCATGACTTCAAAGGGTATGTCTGCGCAGCAGTCGGCGACTCGTTTGCGCATGACCTTCAGCCTCATGGCCGCGCCATCCGACGAGGCGGCGAAGGCGTTGGGCCAGATAGGTCTGTCTGCAGACAAGCTCGGCGAGGTCATGCGGACGAAGGGACTGCCCGCTGCCATCCAGCTGTTGTCGGACAAGCTCGACCAAGCCGGGCTATCCGGAGCGAAGGCTGGGCCGCTGATCTCGGAGGCGTTCGGCGGAGGGCGAAGCTCAGCGGCGATCCTGACCCTGATCCAGAACGTCGATGACCTCCACAAGAAGTTCAACGGCATCGGTCAGGCCACTGAGGACTTCGGCAAGAAGTGGAAGCAGGTCCAGGACAAGCCGGGCGTCAAGCTCCAAGAGGCCGCCAACGAGCTACAGGTGGTGCTCATCAAGCTCGGCGACGTCATCACCCCGGCGTTTGCGTCGGCGGTCAAGGACGTGACGGACGTTCTCACCGGACCTGGTAGCTTCTCCGACAAGCTGAGCACGCTCGCCGATATGGCGGCGCACGTGGTGTCCTCCATGGGGCCGAAGCTCGCAGCGGCGGCAGTGGCGGGCGGCTTTGCCATCGTCAAGGGCATCATCACCGGCTTCATCCACGCGGACCTCGCGGGCAAGCTCGCGATCATCGCGGCTGGCATTACCATCGCTGGTCAGTGGGGCGTTCTCGGCGCGGCCATCGGACGGACGCTCGCGGCGACCATCGCCAAGACGCTCGGCGTCGCCATCGTCGCGGAGTCGGGAACGGTGGGGCTGGCGGCTGCCGGTCGCGCTTGGGCATTCAGCCTCAGCGGAGCGTTGGCGAAGGCTCTGCCCGCCGCAATCGCGGTCGCCGGAATCGCGAACATCGTGTCGAGCGGCATCAAGGGTGACACCAAGCAGACGTTGTTCAAGACCGGCGGCGCGCTCGCTGGGGGACTCGTCGGCGGACTTGTCGGAGGGCTACCGGGCGCGCTCGTCGGCTCGGGCATTGGCTCGTTCCTCGGCGGTTGGCTCGGCGGTCTGTTCGACTCGCAAGCGGCCAAGCACATCGGCGCGCTCCAAAAGGTTCACAAGGCGTCGCGCGACATCACCAAGGGATTCCGGAGTGCGAAGGATGCCGTTGACTCATATCACAAGTCGGCGAACGCGGTGTCCAAGTCTCATGAGCAGGTCAAGCGGACGGCGGACAACGTCAAGCGAGCCGAGCAGCATTACCAGAACGTGTTGGAGCGCCATCGGCGCGAGTCGATGCCCGCGATCCGCGCGGAGAAGCAGCTGCATGACGCGGTCGAGGCGCACCGCAAGGCGCTGAAGCGCGAGGAGAACGCGGAGAAGCTCGCCGGTCAGCAGCGGAAGTTCGCCACCCATCAGATCGCGTTTGAGTACCAGCACATCAAGCAGGTCAACGAAGGTTTGAAGGATCAGGTCAGGCACCTCAAGAAGCACTTCATCGCGGCGGAGCAGAGCGGCGCGTCGGATAAGAAGCTCAGTGACATCAACAACAAGCTCAAGGAAGCGCAGCAAGCCCAGAGCAAGGCGGCGGCGAAGCAGAGCGGGCTGTTGCTGAAGGCGGCGCAGGAAGTCGGGCCGAAGTTCGCGAAGTCGCTGAAGGACGGCAAGACGGCCGTCCAGAACCTCGGCGTCAGCCAGCACAACCTCACCAAGGACTTCCAGGTCTACTACCAGAAGGTTGGCCCGGTCATCCAGGAGACCAACCGCTGGAATCAGAGCCTCAAGGAGCAGAAGCGGAACACTGACCCGCTCGGCAACGTCTTCAAGAAGAACCTCATCAATCCGTTTGACACGATGAGCCACCGGACGATTCCGCGAGCGTCCCACTCCATCACCGACTTCACTCACACGACTCACGGCATGAGCAAGAAGTCCGGCGACGACATGCGTGACACCGGACGCGACGCCCACAACCTCCAGACTTCCATCGACAAGTTCCAGCGGGTGTCGAGCCAGAACATTGGCTCGTTCTCCGGCGCGGTCGGCGACGGTATGGGCACCGTGTCCAAGAACTTCAATCAGATCGCGAAGGGGTTGGGCGGCGGCGTCTCGCCGATCAAGTTCCACGCGGTGACGATGAAGGGCCAACACAAGGCGGCGGGCGGCGAGATCGTTCCGGGCCACGGCGTCGGCGATGTGTTCCATACGGCGGTGCCGGTTGGCTCGTTCATCCTCAACAAGAAGGCGTCGGCGATCTGGCCGATGCTCGCGGGCGGAGGTCCGCTGGATAAGAAGACCGGCAGGCGTCATCCGCTCACGCCGGTGAGCTTGGAGCCGGGCGAGCGTCTGTTTGACCCGGACGCGGTGTCGCAGATCGGCTTGCGTACCCTGCGGGCTGTGAACAATCAGTTCCCGCGCTTCGCAACCGGCGGCACCGCCGGTATGAAGCCTGCGGCGGCGGCGCTAGCCACCTACTTCGTCAAGACCTTCGGCGGAGGCATCTCCAGCGGCTTGCGAGCGGGCGACACTGGATCGTTCCACTCACTTGGCGAGGCGTTTGACTGGGTTCCTGGTAACGCGAACGCCGGTACAGACTACGCCAACAAGATCGGGCCGAGCATTCTCGAGGGCATCCACAACCCGGCCGGTTGGGGCAACATGGTCAGCTGGGACTCCGGCAACCGGGTGTCGCCTTCGTTCTGGGGCAGCGCGACTTGGGCCGATCACATCGACCATCTTCACGTCGCAACCAATCAGGGCATCGGCGCGAAGGCGAGCATGGGCGTCCAGTCGATCCCCGACATGGTGTTCAAGGGTCCGGACGGCGGACTGCACGACATCGGCCAGGGCGTGCTCGACAAGGCGGTCAACGAGGTCAATGACTTCTTGGCGAAGCACAGCGGTGGACTCGGGTTGGACGTTCCGACTGGACCTATCCAGCAGATGGCGAAGCAGATGTTGGACCAGATGGGCTGGGCCAATCAGTGGCCGCAGTTCAACGCGCTGGAGATGTCGGAGGCGGGCTGGGACCCGACCGCGCAGAACTCATCGAGCGGAGCGGCCGGGCTGGCGCAGGCGTTGCCTCCGAGCAAGTACCCGCCCGGCGCGTGGCCATACCACGGGTTGGAGTCGGCGAAGCTCCAGCTACAGTGGATGATGCAGTACATCAAGCAGCGGTATGGCTCGCCTGCGGCGGCTTGGAGCTTCCATCAGGCCAACAACTGGTACCGGGAAGGCGGCTTGGTCCGCCAGCTGCTCGCTGGAGGCGGCGATGTCGGAGGCAGCGCGGGCGGCTTTGGCGGCACCGACATCCCGCCGGGCTATCCGGGCGGCGGAGGCGGAGGAAGCGGCGGCGGATTCCACGGCAAGATCCGGACGATGCACGAGTACATCCAGAAGTTGCTCGGGACGAAGACCGGCCAGTTCAACAAGCAAGACGACATCACCAAGGCGTTCCAGAAGACCATCAAGGACTTGGACTTGCCGAAGGGTCTGCTGGACAAGATGCACGAGCGCGCCATCTCAGTGGCAACCGACCGCGAGAACGAGTCGCGGCTGGAGTCGCTCGATGAGATCTTGAGCTTCCAGTATGACCAGTTGGCTCCGGCGCTCGACGCGGCGATGGAGGCGACTGACATCGCGGCGCAGCTGGGGCTGGCGAAGACCGGGCAGGAGCAGCTGGACATGCTCAAGGGCACGCTCTACAACTTGCTGCCCAATGACGCAAGGCGCGCGCTCGACATGCTCGACCCGCACGGCTATCTCATCCCGTCGATGATCGGCGGCAAGAATGAGAAGGGTTGGATATGGCAGGAGATCATGGACCTCGTTGACCTGTCCAACTCGGCGGTGACGCTCGGCGGATCGCAGAAGGACGTCATGGCGAAGCTGAAGGCTTGGGAGACGCTCGGCGATCACAAGGTCAGCGACTTCGTGAAGGAGGTCCGCGACACGCTCCGGAAGAAGGAGCATATGCACCACCAGATTGATCGCGCGCTCGACCACGACAAGCATCACATCAAGCGCGACACCGACTGGCTCGGCGACCATCCGCTGACGCTGATGAATCACGTCACGCCGGATGACGTCTACAAGCGGTTCAAGGACCTGGGCTTCAAGGTGTCTGGCAACGAGATCACACCGGGCGACGAGAAGGACATGAAGTGGCACAAGATCCGCGAGCCGTACACGCACACCTTCATCAACAAGGTGTTCAACAAGTACAAGGACGCGGCGAAGTCGCCGAACGAAGGCGACTGGTGGAGGCGGCTCAAGGAACTCGCGGACAGCGAGATCGACAAGGAGCACCAGGACCTCCTCAACAAGCTCTTCAAGGCCAAGCCGACGAGCGACGAGTACAAGCATCACAAGAAGAACGATGTCATCAAGCTTCGCGAGCACGAGGCGCAATTCCGGCGCTATCTGGCCTACATGACCGGCGACAAGTCATTCCGCGTCGGGCGGCCGGAGCCATGGGACGACTTCTCGACGTTCGCGGACGCGACCTCGCGCTCCATCATGGGCATGCTCCGCGACAAGAAGGAGGCCATCGGCGGCGCGACCATCCCGACCGGCATCGGGCTTGACTTCGGCGGCGAGTCGTTCCTGGATGCGGTCAACGAGATCAGAGGCTTTGGCGCTCCACCCGGCGTCTGGAAGAAGCTGCCACCGCTCGGCACCTACGGCGGCTCGCTGCTAGACGCCTACACCAGCTGGGCGACCTGGCTACCGGATCAGCCGTTTGATACGTCGCAGACATTCGATGGCGGCGCGGCGGACGGCGGTGATGACGGCGGACTGGCCGACCTCCTGCGCGAGCAGATCGCGATCCTACAACGCCAACTGATCGTGTCGCGGGCGGAGCAGCCGGTGTTGGCGAGCTACGCCGGTCTGTTCGCCAAGGGTGGCGCGATCCCCGCCGGGATGTTCGGCATCGCGGGCGAGGCCGGGCCAGAGGTCATCGAGGGACCGGCGAACGTCTACCCGATGGGCGGCGGCGGGGCTGTGGAGCTTCACCTCAACGGCAACATCTACACGGAGTATGACCTTGACAAAGCGATCCAAGTGAAGGTGAACGGCCAGCTGATGAGGACGCGGTCGCACGGACGCCGGAGCTTCGCACTAAGGGGTAGCTGATGGCTGTACAGGCACTACTGGTGAGCAACTTGGACCAGGCCGACTACCTGGACATCACCGACACCACGTCAATCTTCGCGGACAAGGACACGGGGCTGGAGCTTCCCACCCCGGTGTTCGATGAGAGCTTCGCGGAGTCAATTGACACGCAAGGGGCGAAGCGCGTCAACCGCCACGAGGGCAATCCGACCGGCGGCGGCAAGGTCATCATCACCGGTGACAACTCCATCGACTTCAACAACAACGTCCAAGCGTGGTCGAGGCGTCTCGATGAGGTCGGCCGATATGGCGGCCAGCTGCACTTCATTCCGGACGGCGGCGACCGGATCATCTATGACCTGGAGACCATTCGCATCACCGAGTGGCCGCAGGACCCGACTCGCGTTGGCGCGCGGATCGGCGAGTGCGCGTTTGAGTTCACCGCCCACCCCTACGGTCGGCTGGCGCAGCGCAACATCTTCTCGCAGAGCGGCTTGACCGCGCCGTGGCACATCGAGGCGGTCATCCCGGAGCTTCAGGGATCGGCGGAGGCGCTGGGCCTGGTCCGCGTCTACAACAACACGGCGTCTAACCGGGCTTGGGCCGAGTGCGGCATGGAGTCGCGATACTTTGACCCGGACAACCCGACTGACCTGCTGCTGACTCAGCCGGACCTCACAGCCGCAGGCGGCGCGACGAGTACCACCCGAACCGGCTCGTTGAGCACCAACATCTACCGGAGCGCGGCGCTGTCAACCTCAGCTGTGGCTGTGGTGACGGCGATTGGCGAGTGGGTCGGCCGGTACAGGGTCCGCGCGAGGGTGTACAACTCGTCCACGACGCTCACTGAGGCGATGCGGCTTGGCTACCAGACGCGCTCCGG